TGGCCAGTTGGTATCGGTGGCAAAGGCAACTCTGGTGTTGCTGCCAGCATCAAAAACCTTGAAGGTGCTATCGGTTATCTGAACTATGGTTATGTAACTGGCGATCAGTTCCAACAAGTTGCTCTACAAAACAAGGCAGGTAATTATGTCACAGCAAATGCTGAAACATCTGCAGCAGGTCTATCAAAGATCGTCCTGGACGATCAGCTTCGTGGTGCTGACGCTAACCCTGCTGGTGCCAATGCATACCCTATTGTCTCCCTTACTTGGATCCTAGCGTATCCTGAGTATGAGAAGAATGATGATGTGAAGGACATGCTCAACTGGATGCTGACCCCTACCCAACAGGGCAAGGCAGACGCTCTTGGTTATGTTCCTCTTCCTGAGGAGTTGCGTCAGAAAGCACTTGCTGCTGTCGAAACTCTAAAGTGAATTCTATAAAACTGGAAAAAATTTTCCCGCAATTTTTTTGCTGAAAAGGTCAACCAGTTTTCTTTAGTCTCTGCGAGATAAAGTTGTTAGACCTTTTATAAAAGTTTCTCTTTTTAAATTCGTCTACAAACTGTCTAAAATATTTGGGTTTGAGAAGATAGATTTGTCTCTTCTTCTCATTCTCCAAAGTATAATATTCAATTACGGTGACGGGTTTTGCAATCTCGTTGCCGTTTTTTATTTCAATTTTACCATCGATATTCACCTTGTGAATACCATTGTAGAATGTCTCATCTACATGTAGTCCTTCATTGTATTGTCCGATCTTGTATGTCTCATAGTGATGGATCTCTGCATAAGGATCCTCATACTCACGCATCAATACATTTGATAGTTCCCTGTTTGACATAGGCCAATCGTATTGTGCATTGACCATGTTGTTTGTGATTAGAACAACCCAATCATAGAATGGATCTCCGTATGCTCTCTCAGCAATAATGTCTGGTCTCTCACCTTCGACAATGGTATATTGATTGAACAGCACTGCATAGGAGAATACATCTTCATTGACAGTGAACCTGCGGAAGAAGTTCTTTGCTACGACGTAATCAGATTCCGAGAACGGATACTTGATTGGTTTTTCATCGTACTCGATGTTGGGAACTAGTGAAAAGTACATCAGTATTGCTCCACCTCTTCTGCGAATATGAGTTTAGTCTCTTGGAAGTTTAAAGATAATCCAACAGCAACCATCTCACCACCCTCATAGGTAGCATAGGTTCCATCTGGTGTATAATTTACATCTACCTGAGTGATAGCACACATTTTATATTGTGCCACATCTGTATTTAATGATCCACCACGCATAAACGAGACTTTACAAACGTTGGGAACTTTGATGTAGTTTCTTGAGGTAGCTTCAGCACTTGAGAAATTTAATTCATTACCCAAAGCAAAGTTTGGTAGCATTGCTTTTCTAAATGAATTTACAATCTGTTTGTTTATAGTTGCCTCTTCTTGTTTTCTTGGAACTAGTTTAAAATTCAATTGGAAGTTCCTTAGATCAATACCACCAAATAATAGTTCAACATTTGGGTTTAGAATAACACCTCTGGTTGATCCTGTAATATCATTTCTATCAATTTGTTCTCCAGTAATTTTTTTAATTACTTCTTGAATTGCAGTTGTTGCTGCATTGGGGAGGAGTTGATTGATACCAGTATCAGCGACTCTTCCAATGTTTGATGCAGCATCTTTTAAGTTGCCAGCTCCTGCAGCACCTAGAACATCTCTACCTACATTACTAAAAGATTTACCGCTCCAGTTTGCTTTGTATCCAGTAGATACATCCTCTGGCATGTAAAGGACTACTGATGGGATACCACTAGTTTTTTCATAGAATGCTGCATCTGTAGCAGACTCATTGTATTGAGCCAGACCACCCTGAGTATTGTTTTCACCGTCTTTGTTAAGACCTTGGAAAGGTGGTTTATATTCATAGAATTCAAACAAGACATAATCAGTGTCTGCCGTGATAATATCATTTGGATATCTTAAAGCATCACTGATATCACCTGCTGTTAGAGTGTCATAGTTTTGTCTTGTTCTTTTTGCTTCTAACTGAGCACTTTTAAATTGAGTCTTTGTAATTTTAGACCACGTTTGACCATTAAATCTCCAGTATGCTACCTTGCCACCACGATTTGCAACATTGGTAGTTGTCAGATCGCCAACCTTATCAGTTGGTTTGATCGGGGGAAAAGGTGGCTTAGCATTTCTCCCAGTAAATTTTCTACGTTGGTGCTCAGCTTGTAATTCGTAGTTCTCTTGCGGATCTACTCTCCAACTCCCTAAAGCCATTACTTAGACATCTCCTTTGACTGTTTTGTTCCATAACCTTTGATGAGTCTTTGACCTTTAATCTTATCGTAAAAAGCATCATCTGTCTCTTCCCACACAACCTGTTGGTCGATCGGGAACACCATTCCATTAAGGTCTTTCACAAAATCTGCTGTTGGTAGGAGAATGGCAGTGTCCCATTCATTGGCAGCGAGATCCAAATATAATCCATCTACATGGGGGTGTAGATATTTATGGAAACACTTCTTGGGTATGTCAATTCTACCCTGCATTAATTTTCTAGTTGCAATAATTCTTTTCTTGGGTGATAGGTAGTGTAAGTTAGCACCCCAGAATTCTGATTTAGATGACTTAATTACATATACTAAAGGGAATCTGTCATAGTAAGGCAACCATCTCATCTTTGCCTTATACTCAAACATATACAGATGACCTGCTACTGTATATTTTCTCAGTTCATTTGCATCTTGCTCTTGAGCAGCACCTACTCTGTCTGCTCGTTCATCTAAGATATACTTTTTAAAGTTCTTTTTGTATCTACTTGCTTCGGACTTAACTGCTGATCTGTACCATGAGAGGGACTTCTTCTCTCCTTTCGTTGCAGTATTCACTCTCTCGAAGAGTGTTTTGTATCCTGGATCTTTATTTACAGCATTGCGCTGGACTGAGGCGAATCCTGTTGCCATTGTTCTAGACTCCTAAGTGATCTTCGGTTAGTATTAAGAAGTTCATCTGCCTGTCTTCACAATACTCTCGCGCAGCAGACCACTTAGTTTGGTTCTTTGCGTAAGTCAGTGCAGCATTACGATAGGCAGCAGTTTTTTTGTTTTTCTCATTCGGTGGTTGTGTTTGTTTTTTGGGTTTTACTTCAATGATATATTTGGTAAGTTTACCAGATTTTTCACGAACCTTAATGTAAAAGTCTGGATAATACCTTCTCAATTTACCATCAGGTGCCCTGTATGGTATAATAACCTCTTCACTACCCCACTCCAAAATGGAGGGATTACTATCACAGAACACCATGAACTTACGTTCCCATAACGATCTATAGATGATGTTTGATGGGTTGCCACGGTACTTCTTAGGATGGGTAGGTTTATAAATCCCAGAGTACGCCATAAATATAGTAGGACCAACGTAGGTATTTAGCGTGTCTATAGATCGCCTATTAACAACAATGGCAGCGAACGGCGGAATGTCGTTCAGTAATAACTTTGTGGTGAAGTTTCTCAGACCTCCTGTAGGACTGCCAGTTGATGAGGATTACTTTGAAATGTTCTGTAGCGAAGCACAACTTCCTAACACCAATACTGCACAAGGCAATCAGAATGGATTGTATGTTGGTAGTGGGCAAACAAGTTATGCACACACAAGAGTCTTTACAGAGATCCAACTTGGATTTATGTGTGATGCTAATATGACAGCACTTAAGTTCCTACAAAACTGGAATGACTTTATCTTTGGTGAAGGTGGAGATGAAGTAGTGGGACAAGATCTTCGATCTGTTCAAGGTGATGCGGGTAGTTCTGTTAGGGGTAGGAATAGAAATATTAGATTACAATATAAGGACAACTATTCCAGCACAATCTTAATCTCAAAAACAGACTTGGGTGGTAATAGTCCTATTGAAAGAACTCCCATCACATATGTTTTAGAAGAGGCATATCCATATGCTATTGATGCTATACCTCTGCAGTTTGGATCAAGTCAATTGACTCAGGTAACAGCACAGTTCTCCTATACTAAGCACTACACAGTTCAGAATGACATTCGTAATATGGGTGCCAGAATTGTAAATTGAATTCCATAAAAGTGGGAAAATTTTTCCCGAGTATTTTTGGTTCTAAAAGTCGCGCTAAATATACATATGATCTGGTCTAAACATAATGGCATTACCACAAATTGCTCTTCCAACTTATGAGTTGGAAATCCCTTCTAGTGGCAAAAAAATCAAATATCGCCCTTTTGTCGTAAAAGAAGAAAAAGTTCTTTTGCTTGCACTCGAATCTGGAGATGATAAGCAGATTGAAGATGCAGTAAGAACTTTGTTAAAAAATTGCATCCTGTCTAGAGTAAAACTCGAAGATTTGGCGATTTTTGACCTAGAATATATTTTCCTGCAAATTCGTGCTGTGTCAGTTGGCGAAGTTGTGGAAATGATGCTAACATGTGAAGACGACGGCGAAACGCAAGTTCGTTATAATCTCAATCTGGCAGATGTCAAGGTTGATAAACCAGAAGGGCATTCTAACAAAATTATGCTATCTGATGAGATGGGCGTAATTATGAAATATCCTTCATTTGATGAATTTGTTAAAGTTTCTATTGCTGGCAAAAATAGCACTGGTGATGACGTTATTGCTATTATCGCAAAATGCATTGATCAAATTTTTGACGCAGAAGACGTATATGACAGTTCTACGACTTCCAAAAAAGAATTTGTTCAATTTGTCGAAGGACTGACTAATAAGCAATTTGAAAGTGTTGAAAAATTCTTTGAAACTGCACCAGTCCTAAAACACGAGATTGTAATCAAAAATCCAAACACTGGAGTTGAGAATACAATGGTTATTCAGGGGTTAGCAAATTTTTTCGGATAGCACTCTTCCACAATACGCTGGAAGGGTACTATAAGACTAACTTCGCCTTGATGCAGCATCATAAATATAATTTGAGTGAAATTGAAAATATGATGCCTTGGGAGAGACAGGTTTATACTAGTCTCCTCATGCAATACCTAGAACAAGTTAAACAAGAACAAGAAAAAGCAGCAAGGCAGTAATGGCACACGGTTTTCTCACACCAACACCAGTATCGGGCGAAAGTCCTATTATAAAATATCTTGAAAATAAGATTGAGAAGCAATTAAACAAAATTGCTGAACATCTTAAGGGTATTCGATTCAATACTGGAAAAAAACCTAGAGATACTACCTATAGATCTGGTAGAGGTGGTACAGAGGTTGCTGGTAGAGGTAATATTGGTGTAAATACTGCTGTTGGTGGTGGTCTGCTCCCAGGCAGACAAGCACCTAAAATGCTACGAGGTGCTAC